CCGTAAACCGCATCCAATACGTCTCTCTTCACGATAACAAAACACCCGCGGGGTGGAGCAGCCCGGTAGCTCGTCAGGCTCATAACCTGAAGGTCGTAGGTTCAAATCCTACCCCCGCAACCAAATCTATCCGCGTTATCAAACGCTTATGCGCCGCCCTCCGGGGCGGCGTTTGCGTTTCCGCCGCCCGTGGAAGCACTGTGGAAGCAAGAGGGGCCGAAGTCCTTCATATCGCTTCGTAAATCGGTGCCTGCGATGACCGTTGTGTAAGGCGCAGGTAATGGTGGCTGTGGGCGCTCAATATCGAGATTAGGCGTCCAAGGGCGTAAACAGCCGAGAAGCATTGCAGGGCAACGTCTTACATGGAGCATGCGGACGGCCGGCGACTGACGGGCCAGCGAGAGCCGCGCAAAGAATTCCGGGCGTTCGCGGCAGCTCGCATCCTAACGCAGCTGAAAAAGCTGAAACAAATCAATGGATGCCGTTCTTGAGGTTGGAAGCGAAACCGGTAACACCGTTCCGGCTTCCACCCTCAAGAAATCGACTATCGATCAACGCGTTAGGGATAGACCCCCGCGGGCGGGCTGATCCAAAGGGTGGAAGCCGAGAATACTGCTTCAACCGGCCTTGAAGGGGGCGCTCGAGATGAGCAACTCGCGCCTCGCCTCGGCCTTCGACGTCGCGCTCTTGCTGATACCGTAGGTGGTCTCGACCTCGGCCAGGTCGAACCGACCGAAGACCTCGCGGATCTCGGGGACGTCGTTGATTGAGAGCAGGAAGCGGCCGCGAATGGCGGCGAGCTGGTCGGCCAGGCGGGCGTAGTCTTCGCGAGCGAAGAGGGCCTTGCCGTAGTCGTCCTCGCCGCCCCAGTAGGGCGGGTCGAGGTAGAAGAGCGTCTCGGGGCCGTCGTAGCGCCGGATGAACTCGCCGAAGTCCAGGCATTCGATGATCACGCCGGCGAGGCGGGCGTGCAGGTCCTCCAGCATCGGCTCCAGCGTCGTGAGGTTGAAACGGCCGGGCCGGTCCCGGGAGACGCCGAAGTTCCGCCCCGAGACCTTGCCGCCAAAGGCGGTGCGCTGGAGATAGAGGAAGCGTGCCGCGCGCTCCAGGTCGGTCAGCGTGTCGGGGCGGGTGTCGACCAGGCGGTTGAACTCGACCCGCGTGGTGAGCTGGAAGCGCAGCACGTCGAGGAACTGCGGATAGTGGCGCTGAAGGATGCGGAAGAGGTTGGCGATGTCCTGGCCGCGGTCGTTGATGACCTCGGCCCTGGGCCGCGCCGTGCGGCGGAGGAAGACGCCGCCCATGCCGACGAAGGGCTCGGCATAGGTCGTGTGCGGGATCCCTGCGATCAGGGCGGTGATGCGCTTCGCCAGGTTGCGCTTGCCGCCGAGCCAGGGCGCGACGGGGCGGACGGGATCGACGGGGGAGAGGGGCGCGGCGTCGGGCATCTGTCATCCAGTCGAGGCGAGGGGCAAATAAGAACATACAGGGAACGCGGGCGGCGGGAAAGCGCCGATCCGCGGCCGGAAATGTGACGGGGGCCACTATGCCCGGGCGCCGGGGGCGTGCGAGACTGCGGGACCGAAATTCAGGAGGCGACCATGAGGACCTGGGCTTTGACGATCTGCGCGGCGCTCGCCGCCTCCCCCGCGATAGGCCAGGTCGCAGATAACGATGCGGCCGCCGAGGTGATCGACAATCTTCTCGACGGGGTGCGCATCATCCGATGTGATGCCCCGCGTGGGCCGCTCTATCTTCCGTTCACGAAGGATGCGGCCGGGAATGAAGAACTGGCCGCCTGGTACCTGGACGGCGAAGTCGGCACCCTCGGCACCTTCGCGACTGTGACCGAAGAAGACCGCGTTCTCATGATTTCGAAACAGCGTCTGATCGTCATCACCGACGATGGCGCCGAGGAGTTTGAGTGTCGGTCCGAGGGCTTAGAGATCCGCTTCCTTCTCACGGAATTGCGCTTGAGGCGGAAGTAGCTCATGCGCCCCGCACCGTGTGGCACCACCACACGACGCGTCCGATCAGCCTGATCCGCTCAGCATCGGCGCGGGTGTAGACCTCCGGCGGATAGAGCGCGGCGTTCTCGCTATAGATGATCAGCGAGTCCTCGGTCGGTCGCTCCATCCATTTCACGCGGGATTCACCCTCGTGCTCGATGGCGACCAGGTGAGCGCGGCGGGGTGCGCCTGGGCGTCGAAGCTCGACTGGGATTTCGGTCTTCGAGAGATCGACCAGCACCAGGTCGCCGTCCGAGAGCAGCGGGATCATGCTGTCGCCGCGGACCCGCGCGAGCCTGGCGTTGGCGGCCAAAAGCCCGAGTTTACGCATCCAGTCCTGACGGAACAACAGATGCCGGCCGACTGCCTCGCTGTCGTTCAGGGCGCCCCCACCAGCCGCCAGTTCAACATCATGCAGGGGAAGCGGCACGTAGTCCGAAAGTCCGCCCGACGGCGGTCTGCCGCTCTCCGTCGGCATCGCCGCCCCGTGCGACGCTAGGGCTGCGATATCAGAGAGCATTGTTTGCTGCTGCGCGCGCTCAAAGTCTGCGGCTACAGCCTGTCGTCCCGCATCCTGCTGCAGCGGCTTCGAACGCTCTCCTGTGAGCAAGTACAACACGTCGACGCCAATGCCTGCGAGGCTGCTAAGGTACTCAGCGGTAGGCGAATTCCCTTTCTCGTAGAGCTTCTGAGAGCTTCGGGAAACCCCCCCCACGTCCGCAGCCTCGACTTGCGTCAAGTTAAGGCGCTTCCGCTCCTCGACAATCCTTGCGCCGCGTGACGGGTCCACGCTGCTGTTACGCGAAGGGTCCAAATTCTGATCCTTTCCATTGACAGGGTCAGAATTCTGACCTTACTCTTACGCAGTCACGGCGGTTCAGGTTGCGCGAGGAATAATGTCACTTTCGGAGATTTCTTTCCAGCCGGGGGCGATCCTGCACGAAGCCATCATCGGTGCGTTCCATGCGCACGGTGGAAGCTTCGACCACTGGTGCAAGGCGAATGGCATTCAGCCGTCGAGCGCCCGCAACGCCACCTTCGGCCAGTCGCGGGGCTCTCGCGGCAACTCCATCCTGAATGCGCTCATCGACGCCGCCGGCCGCGACTATGTCGTCGCGGCCTACTCCCGGCGCACGCGCGAACATGCGGCGTCGCTTCCGGCGAGGGCGTTCCCGTGAGGTTCCCCTTCAACCGCCGCCCCGCGCCGGCCGCGCATCCCGACGACTGGGTGACCCGCCTCTTCGCGCGGTTCATGGCCGAGCCGGAGCCGGCGTCCCCGGCGAGCGTCATCCCCGAGGGCAGTCCGCAGCCGGCGGTGGTGGGCGTGACGGCCAAGGCAATCGGCTTGCGCATCCGCGAAGAGCGGCGACGCCTGCGTGTCTCCCAGTCGGACTTCGCTGAACTAGGGGGGCAAGGGCTCCAGTCTCAGGGTCGCTACGAAAGGGGCCTTCGCAGCCCCAGCGCCGCCTACCTCGCCGCCATCTCCGCGGCCGGCGTGGACGTCCTCTACGTCGTGACCGGCCGGCGTGAAGGGAGCGTGAAATGACCGCCCCCTCCGACGATCCCGCCCTTCTGAAGGCCGTGTCTTCTGTCAACGGCGCTCTCAAAAATGGCTTCGGAATGGACGTCACGGCTCTGGCGCGAGGCGCGCTTCGTGACGCCAGCGGCGCCCCGCCCTCGCATGAGGAAGTCGTGATCTTGATGGCCTTCGCCCTGGGCTTCTACGTCGGCGCCCGGCGGCCGGTCGCCGACCTGAGCCAGCTGATGGCGGAGGCGATCGATCAGGGCACCGCGGTCGGCGAAGCCGAGGCCGCGCGCCACCTGCGGAGGGCCGCGCATTGACCGCTCCCTGGACTATCGCCGGCGTCGACCTCGCGCGCCCCGGCGCCGAGCGCTCCGCCGCTTCCGTCTGGTTCCGCGGCCGGCCCCTGGAGGTCGAGGCCCGGCATTTCGTGACCGCGACGGCCGAGGTCTCAGGCCTGCCCAGGGCCGATCTGACCAGCCGGCGGCTGGGGGCGGAGGTGGTGACCTGGCGGCGGCTCGGCATGGTCGCAGCGGCCCGCTGCCGCCACCTGAGCGGCCCGGCCGTGGCCCGCGCCTTCGAGCACGACCCCTCGTTGGTGGTGAAGGCGAAGGTCTGGGCGGCGAGGGCTGGCGTGACCGATCCGACGATCAACGCGCGGATCGTGGAGATCCAGGGCTGGGCTCTGGCCTTCGCGATCTCCGAGCTGTCGGGGGCCGCGTGATGGCCCGCCTGCGCGCCGCCCTTCGCCGCCTGGAAGACGAGCCGCTCGCCGATGCGTTGAGCCTGGCGTTCCTGGCGCTCGCCTTCCTGATCATTCTCACCATCGGAGACCTGCTGTGAACGAGTTCCGGTCCATTCCCGTCCGCCTGATCGACCAGATCGACCGTCTCCGGCCAGTGAAGGAGGCGCGCCTGCAGGCGCTGGCGGCGGACATCGACATTCAGGGGCTGCTGCAGCCGATCGTGGTCGCCGCGGAGGGCGATCGCTTCACGCTGATCGCGGGCGCGTACCGGCTGAGCGCGGTCGACCTCGTGCTGGGCTGGGACGAGATCCCGGCGCGGGTGATCGAGGGCGCCGACGAGGCGGATCGGCGCTTCGCCGAGATCATGGAGAACGTGAACCGGGAGGAGCTGTCGAAGCTGGAGCGGGCGGAGTTCCTCGCCGAGCTGGATGCGGCCTGGAAGCGGCTCAACCCGGGCGCGCGCCATGGAGGGGACCGCCGCAGCGCCAATATCCGGGCCGTGAGAGAGCGTGAAGCGGAGGGCGGCGATCAAAGTGCAATCTTTGCACTTCGATCCGAGGTCGCTGAAAAGGTGGGGCTTTCCCGCCGCTCCTTCTTCATCGCGCTGGAGATCGCCCGCGGCCTGGTCGACGCCACGAAGGTGCGCGTTCGCGAGACCCCGCTGGAGGACAACCAGTCCGAGCTGCAGAAGCTTGCGAAGCTCGACGCCGAAACCCAGGCGGCGGTCTGCGACCTGCTCTTCGCCGACCCGCCGAAGGCCGGAAGCGTCGCCGAGGCGGAGGCGATGGCCCGCGGCAACGCCCGCCCGGCCGCGTCGAAGAACCTGCTGGGCCGGCTGACGTCCAACTGGGGGCGTCTGCCCCGGCATGAGCGCGCCGAGTTCCTCGACAAGCACCGCGACGAGATCCTCGCCCATGCCCGCGCGGAGGGCTGGATCTGATGCTCTGGCTGTCGGCCAAGGAGATCGCGGATGCGGCGGCTGCCGGGCTGATGCCCGGCATGCCGGCGACGCAGCGCGGAGTGAACATGTACGCCGACCGCCATCGCTGGGCGGACACGGCGCAGGCGCGCCTGCGCGGCGGCCGGGAGGGGGGCGGTGGGCTGGAATACCATGTCGACCTCCTGCCGACTGCCGCGCAGCTCGCCTGGCTGAGCCACCACCTGAAGGTCACGGACGCGGATACCCGTGTGGAGGTCCTCGACGGCCCGTTCGACCCGGTGCATGACGCGCGCCGGATCATCCTCCGGCTGGCCGACAAGTTCCGCCACCAGCTGCTGATGTCCCAGTCGGGCTCGGACTCGCTGTTCTGCGCGCTGTTCAACAGCGGCCGCGTAGGACTTCCGGACTGGGTCCGGGCGGAGGCGCAGAGCCTTTCGCCGCGGACGCTCGCCCGGTGGCGCAAGGCCGAGGCCGACGGCGACCGGCCCGGACGCCGGGGGCGCCCGAAGGGCTCCGGCATCCTGGACCGCGCCGAGGGCGGCGAAGTCCGCAACCTGGTGCTGGCGCTGATGGCCAAGCATCCGCTTTTGAACGTCCGCCAGCTCCGCGAGCGGGTGGAGCGCCACTACGGGCCCTCGCTGGAGGTGGCGGACGAGGCGACGGGCGAGCTTCGGCGCGTGCCGCTGCCGAGCCTGCGCATGTTCCAGGTCGCGGTCGGCGAGTGGAAGAAGACCTACCGCAACGAGATGATGCGGCTGACGGATCCGGACGGCTATCGATCCAAGGTCGAGTTCGTGGCGACCGGGACCCAGCGCGCCGACCGGCTGAATGAAGTCTGGCAGATCGACGCCTCGCCGGCGGACGTGATGCTGACCTCCGGGCGATGCTCGATCTACATGGCGGTCGACGTCTATTCCCGCCGCGCCATCGTGCTGGCCACGCCGACACCGCGCGCGGCGGGCGTCGGCCTGCTGATGAAGAAATGCCTGGATGCCTGGGGCGTCCCGGAGCGGATCCACACCGACAACGGCTCCGACTTCACGGCGAAGTGGACCAAGCGGCTGTTCGATCAGTTCGGGACGAAGATCGAGCTGTCCAAGCCCTATGAGCCCCGCTCCAAGGGCATCGTCGAGCGCACCATCAAGACCTTCCAGCATGAGCTGCACGGCCTGCCGGGCTTCATCGGCCACAACGTCGCCGACCGGAAGCGGATCGAGGGCCGGAAGGCCTTCGCCGCCCGCCTCGGGGCCAGCGACGTCGATCTGTTCGATGTGCAGATGGACATGGCGCAGTTCCAGGCCTGGGCCGACGACTGGGCGGAGAACCGCTACGCCCACACGCCCCACCGGGGGCTCGGCGGGCGCACGCCCTTCGTCATGGCCTCCACCTATGCCGGCGAGGTCCGCCATGTCGCGGATCCCGCGGCGCTCGACATCCTGCTGGCGCCGGTCGCTTCGGGCGACGGCCTGCGGAAGGTCACGAAACAGGGCGTGCGGGTCGACGGGGCGCATTACCTGCCCATGGGCTACGCCCGTCCGGGCCAGAGCGTGCTGGTGCGCATGGATCCCGCTGATCTCGGCCGGGTCGTGCTGTTCGATCCCTCCGGCGAGACTTTCCTGGGCGAGGCGATCTGCCCCGAGCTGGCCGGGCTGGATCCTGCCGAGGTCGCCGCCCGCGCCCGCAGCCTGCAGAAGGCCGAGGAAGCCGGGGCTCTGGCCCATGTCCGCAGCAAGAAGCGGGCGTTGCGCGACCTCGCGCGGGTCGAGGTCCGCGGGGCCGGCACGCCCCCGGCCCAGCTGGTCGCCTTCCCGAAGCGGACGCAGGCGCATGCCACGCCGGCGATGAAGGCCGCCGCCGAGGCGGCCGGAAGCCGCCCGCCGCCCCCCGAAACCCCGACGCGCACGCCTGAGGGCGCGGCCCGGAACGCGGCTTTCATCGCGACGTTCAAGCGGCCTGAAGCCCCGGCTGAAACGCGCCGGGACCGCTTCCTGCGTGCGGTGCGGCTGGAGGCCCGGATCGAACGCGGGGAGGAGGTCGACGCGGCCGATCACGCCTGGCTCGCCGTCTACCGCGAGCAGCCCGAGTACCAGACGCAGGCGCTGATGTGCGCGGATTTCGGGTTCGAGAAGATCATGGGCCAGCCGCGGCCCGCATGAGCCCGGCGCCGCCGCGGGGGACGCAAACCCGCGCCGGCGCCGCAACCAAAAGGAGGCGAGAGCAATGAAGGACGGAACACCGCTTTACGGATCGGTCGCGCCCCTGCGCAATGTCGAGGCGCTGGTCGAGCTGATCCGCCTGGTGCAGCACCGGGAACATGGCCTTCCGGGCATGGCCTGCTTCTACGGCCCCTCGGGCTACGGCAAGACCACCGCCGCGGTCTACGCGGCCAACGCCTACGGGGCCTACCAGGTCCAGGTGAAGAGCTGCTGGACGCGCAAGAAGCTCTGCACGGCGGTGCTGGAGGACCTGGGCATCCAGCCGGCGAAGACCATCGCCGACATGGTCGACCAGATCGCCGAGGGGCTGGCGCGCTCGGGCCGGCCGCTGCTGGTCGACGAGGCCGACCACCTTGTCGCCCGCCAGATGATCGAGATCGTGCGCGACATCCACGAGGCCTCGGGCTCGCCGGTGATCCTGATCGGCGAGGAGCAGATGCCGCTGAAACTCCAGCAGTGGGAGCGGGTTCACGGGCGCATGCTGAAATGGGTCGCGGCCGAGCCGGCGACCTTCGAGGACGTCGGGTTTCTGGCGCCGATCTACTGCCCGAAGGTGGAACTGGACGAGGCGCTGCGGCAGCGGCTGCTGGAGGAGTCGAGCCACTCGGTCCGCCGGATCTCGATCAACCTCGACCGGGTGAAGGAATACGCCCGCGCCCGCGGCCTCGCCCGGGTCGCCGCCGCCGACTTCGCCGACCAGCCCTTCTTCACCGGCGCGGCGCCCGCGCCGCGGAGGATGCCGCGATGAACCGGAGCTTCGTCGAGGGCGAGCGCAGGGGCGTGAGCGGGCGGTTGCCGGCCGACGAGCTGGCGGGCAGACAGACCAAGCCGCCGACGCGCCAGGCGATGTGGGACGCGATGCGCGCCTGCGGCGGCGACTGGTTCACGCTCGCCGACATCCGCTTCGCGACGCACCGCAACACGCGGACGATCGCGACCTACCTGGAGTGCCTCTGCGCGGGCGGCGTCGCCGAGCGCGCGGCCGAGACGGGCGAGCGCGGCGCCCACCGCTTCCGCCTTCTCGGCGCCCCGGGGCCTGCGGCTCCGCGACTGCGCACGGACGGAACGCCCGCCGTCCAGGGCGGCGGCGTCGAGAACATGTGGCGCTCCATGCGGATGATGGCCCAGTTCACCGCCCGCGACCTCGCCATCCATTCGACCACGCCCAGCGTGAACGTCAGCGAGGAAACCGCGAAGAGCTACTGCAAGATGCTGTGGCGAGCCGGCTTCCTGCGCGAGATCCGCGTCTCCCGCCCCGGCCGCGCGTCGATCTTCCGCCTGATCCGCAACACGGGGCCGCGGCCGCCGATGATCCAGCGGGTGAAGCGGGTCTTCGATCCCAACACCAACACCGTCTGGCCCGTCGACGAGGCGCCCGAGGGCCTCGGGGAGAAGACGTCGTGACCGAACGCGCCCAGTCCTCCCCGCTCGACATCGCCCGCGCGCATTGGGGCGACCCGCTGCCCGACTGGGTGGAGACGCTCGCGCGGGAATGCGCGGCGACCACCCAGCGCGAGGTCGGCGAGCGGCTGAACCGCTCCGCCAGCCTGGTCAGCCGGGTGCTGCGTCGGAGCTATCCGGGCGACCTCTCCGCCGTCGAGGACGCCGTCCGCGGCGCCTTCATGGGTGACGCGGTCGATTGCCCCGCGCTCGGCTGGATCCCCACCGACGAGTGCCAGACCTGGCGGAAGCGCAGCGCGCGCTTCTCGTCCGTCCACAGCCTGCGCACGCGGATGTTCCGCGCCTGCAACGGCTGCCCTCGCAACCGCACCCCCCGCAAGGAGACCTGAAATGAACCCTGAAACCCCCATTCCGGACGGTCGCGTCCGGGTTGGCGCGGCCGAGTACCTGCCCGACGCCAAGGGCAACCTCGTGCCGGTCGAGCTGATCAAGCCCGAGCATCTGCTGGAAGACGAGACCGTCCGGAAGATCATGGGCTTCGCCGAAGCGCTTTCGGCCCAGGTCGGCCGCTTCAAGGCCCACACCTTCGAGGATCTCGGCGACCTCGAGGCGCTGCTCGCGCAGGAGTACCAGGCGACCAAGGGCGGGGCGAAGGGCAACAAGACCTTCATGTCCCATGACGGCCTGATGAAGGTCCTGGTCCAGGTCTCCGACCACATCGACTTCGGGCCGCAGCTGCAGATCGCCAAGGAGCTGGTCGACGAATGCCTCAACGAGTGGTCGGCCGAGGCCCGCCCCGAGATCCGCGCCATCGTCACCCGGGCCTTCAACACCGACAAGGCCGGTCAGATCAACCGGGCGGAGATCTTCATGCTGCTGCGCCTGGAGATCGAAGACGAGCGCTGGGGCCGCGCCATGCAGGCGATCCGCGACGCGATGCGGGTGGTCGGCTCGAAGACCTATGTCCGCTGCTATCGGCGCGACCGCCTCGACGCCGAATGGCGGGCGGTCACTATCGATCTCGCGAAGGCCTGAGCCATGAGCGTGGTCAGATCCATCTACGCGGGCGTCCGCGCCCTTGGCATCGCCGAGGAAGAGGACCGCCGCCACATCTACGAACGGGTGACCGGCAAACGGAGCCTGCGCGCGATGACGCCCTCCGAGAAGGACGCGGTGCTGGACGAGCTTCGGCACATGGGCTTCCGGCCGGACGGGCGGCGCCGACTCGAAGGGCCCTACGCCAAGAAGCTGCAGGCGCTCTGGATCGCGGGCTGGAACCTCGGGTTGATGCGCAGCCGCGACGACGCCGCGCTGATCGCCTTCGTGAAGCGCCAGACCGGGATCGACCATGTCCGGTTTCTGCACGATCCGGCCGCGGCGGCGAAGGCGATCGAAGCGCTCAAGGGCTGGCTGGCGCGTGACGGCGGGGTCGACTGGACCGATGACCGGGAGCGGCCGAGCTGGCTGCAGGACCATGGCGCGAAGATCGCCGAAGCCCAGTGGCGTCTGCTGGCGCCCGACGAGCCTGCCGGTCCCCGCTTCGTCGCGGCGGTGTTCGAGATCACCGGCGCGCAGCGCAGCCTCGGCGCGCTGCGCAGCGCGGACTGGCGGGCGGTGAGCAATGCCTTTGGCGTCCGGATCCGGGCGCTGTCGTCCTCTCCCGCCCGAAAGGAGGCCTGACCATGGCCCGCCATTTCCCCTCCGATCCCGCCCGCAGCCGTGAGACGAGGCGGGTCGCCACGGCGCTCGCGCTCGGGCTCGCGAGCCTCGGCGCGCTCGCGACCTGCGAGCCCCGCCCTGCGTCGGCCGAGCAGCCGGCGCCCTCGCCCTGCGGCGCCTATGGCGACATCGCCTCTGCACTGCGCGCCTATGGCGAGGCGCCCCGGTTTCGCGGTCTCGACGCCCGCGGGGTGGTGGCCGAGCTGTGGGTCGCGCCGAGCGGGTCCTGGACGCTGATCTTCGTCGACACATCGCGGAAAGCCTGCCTGGGCGCCGCGGGCGAGGCCGGCGCTCCGCTGGCGGCTTCCGCCGAGGAGCGTCGGGGATGACCGCGCCGCAGCCGATCGACCTCGACCATGGCCGTCGCGTGATCCACGTCGCCTATGCCCTGTTCCTGCAGCTGCAGACCCCGCCGGCGCCCGTCGCGCCTCCCCCGCCGCCGGAATGGCCGGCGCCGGGCCACCTCGACGTGGCCAGCGACGGAGGGCCGACCGATGTCTGACCGCCGCCCGGCGCCGCCCGTCCGCCTCTCCCAGCGCCTGGCCGAGATCCGGGCGGCGGCCAACGTTGCCGGCGCCGCCCGGCAGAGCTTCGACGCGGCGGCCGCAGATCGCGATATGGACGCCATGGGACGGGCCGCGACCGCCTACAGCGACGCCAAGCAGCGCCTGGTGCGACTGGTCGAGGCGCTGGAGATCGACGGCGTGGCCGAGTTCCTCGAGTCGTGGATCGTCCTGGAAGAGGCGCTGCGCGGCATGCGGCTCCCCGCGCCGCGCGCGGCGGCGGCCGACAAGTCGATCAACGGCCTCTGACCCCGATGGACTGGCCCTTCTCCCCCCTCACGCCGATGAAATACGGCGTCATCTACGCGGACCCGCCCTGGGCCTACGAGATGCGGTCGGAGAAGGGCCATGACCGGAGCCCGGAGGCGCATTACGATACCATGAAGATCGGGGACATCGAGGCGCTGCCGGTCTCGCACCTGGCCGGCCCCGACTGCCTCCTGTTTCTCTGGTCGACCTGGCCGCACCTTCCCCAGGCGCTCGGCGTGATGGCCGCCTGGGGCTTCGCCTACAAGACCGGCGGCGCATGGGTGAAGCGGACGAGCACCGGCAAGGTCGCGATGGGCACCGGCTACGTCATGCGCGGCGCGACCGAGCCCTTCCTGATCGGGACCATCGGCGCGCCGAAGGTGGCGGACCGCTCGATCCGCAACGTGCTGATCGACAGCGCGCGGCGCGAGCACAGCCGCAAGCCGCCGCAGGCGCGCGAGATGCTGCGCCGCCTGCTGCCCGACGCCTGGGCATGCGAGCTGTTCGCCACCGAGCCCTGGGCCGGGGGCGAGATCTGGGCGCCGAAGGCTCATGTCATGCGCGGGGGCGACGATGCCTGATCCCCTGGCGCGGCCGACGGTCCCGGCGAACATCGAGCCCTTCTTCCGCGTCTTGGGCGAGGACGGCACGATCGCGTTCCTCCTCGCCTTCGGGGGCGCCGAGCTTTACCTGGCCGAGAACCCGACCGAGCGCTCGCGCCTGGTGCAGGTTCTCGGCCGGGACCGCGCCACCGTCCTGGCCCGGGCCTGCGCCGGCATGCCGGCGCGGATCCCGACCGCCAAGCGCTGGATCGCGGGCCGGTGGCGGGCAAGGGGATTGCCCGTCGCCGAGATCGCGCGCAGACTGCATGTCAGCGACGTGACCGTCCGCAGCTGGGAGAACAAGCCCGCGCGCGACGGCCGTTCCGATCCCCGCCAGCCCGAGCTTTTCTGAGCTTTCCCCCGCAAGCGCTTGCGGGTGTTTCGCGTGGCCGCGCGGCTTCATTCTGACCCCTGAATTTCGAGATCGCATCGGGGGCGACATGCAGACCAGCGCGGCGGGCATCGCCTTTCTTGAGAGACACGAGGGCGTGGTCCTCAAAGCCTACCGGGACCCGGTGGGCATCTGGACCATCGGCGCCGGGCTGACCGCCGCCTCGGGCGTGATCGAACCGCGCGCCGGCATGGTCATCACCCGCGAGGAGGCGACGATCCTGCTCTGGCGGGCGCTGGTCTTAAGCTACGAGCCCGCGGTCTCGACCCAGATGATCGACGCCGCGCAGCACGAGTTCGACGCCGCCGTCAGCTTCCATTTCAACACCGGCGCGATCGGGAAAGCGACCTGGGTCGACGCCTGGCTCGCCCGCGACTGGCCCGACGCCGAGCGCCGGCTGATGCTCTGGGTGAAGGGCGGCGGCAAGGTGCTGCCGGGGCTGAAGGCCCGGCGCGCCGAGGAATTCGCGCTCCTTCGGCACGGCGTCTACCACGCCACGCCGCCGGCCCGCGCCGTCGGCTCCATCCTCGCCACCGAAGTCGTTCCGCTCACCTCGGCCGAGGCGCAGGGGATGCGCGAGGGCTTCGCAACGCTGGGATTCGACCCGGGTCCGAACGCCAACGGCGTCCTCGCCTCGGCCGTCCGCGAATTCCAGGCCGCCCACGACCTGACCGTCGACGGCATCATCGGCCGGGCCACGCTTTCCACCCTGCAACGGATGCTCGACGCCCGGAAGAAGGCCGCGACCGCCGGAGCGGCGGGCGCCGGCGCCGGCGGCGCGGCGGCCGCGAGCGAAGCGTCGGTCGACAGCCCGGTCGATGCGGGGGCGGCGCTCGACGCCTGGCCCTGGCTGGAATGGGTCGCCTGGGCGGCGGCGGCGCTCTGTCTGGCGCGCCTCGCCTGGCTCGCCTGGAGCTACCGCGACGCGCTCGCCGCCCGGGCGCAGGCCCGCCTTCCCGCCCTCGCCGCCTTGCTCCGGAGGTTCTGACCATGCTGCCCATTGTGGCCCCCATCCTGCTGTCCCTGGCTTCGACGGTCGGCGCGCCGCTGATCGAGCGGGTGCTCGCCGGCAAGATCGGCGGCGGCAACGCCGANCTGGTNGGCGCCGTCGTTCGCCGGATTGCTGAACACGCTGGCTCGACGCCCGAAGAGCTTGAAGCTCAGGCCTCGGTCGATCCCGAGATCGTGGAGGCCGCCATCGCCGCCACAGAGAAGGCCGCTCCCGAGCTGATCGCGCTCTACGCCGCCGGGCTGGAGGGCCAGTTCGCGCTGCTGCAGGCCGAGATGAAGGAGCCGGTCTGGACCTGGGCGTGGCGGCCGATCTGGATGTACNGACTGCTGGCCATGTGGGTCTGGAACCTGATCGGCCTGCATGTGGCGAACGCGNTCTGGAAGATCGCCCTGCCGCAGGTCGATCTCTCCATGCTGCTCGGGCTGAGCACGCTGTTCCTCGGCCTCTACATGGGCGGCCACACCGTCAAGGACGTCTTCGCCAAACGGGCCCCTCCGACCGGAGGCGCGAAATGACCCCCGAGACGGCCGACATGATCGTCTGGGCGGCGGGGATCTCCAACCTCGTCGCTCTGGGCACCACGATCTGGAACATGGTCTCGTCGGGCGCCCGCGCCAACGCCAAGACGCTGGACGAGCACGCCCGCCGCCTGGAGATGATCGAGCGCCAGATCGAGCTGACCGCCGCGCGGCTCGACCGCGGCCCGACGCCCGAGGCGATGCAGAACATCTTCATCACGCTCGCCAAGCTGGAGGGCCAGATGGAGGTGTTCAACGAGCGGCTGATGCCGGTGAAGGCCATCGCCGAGCGCATGCAGGAGCTGATGCTCACGGAGGGCAAACGCTGATGGACATGCAGACCCTGATCCGCGAGGACGCCCGCCTGGTCATGCTGAAGGCGCTGGCCGAGCAGGTCGACGAGTCGCTCAACTCCGGCATCCTGGTCGAGCATCTGCGGATGTTCGGGATCCGCAAGGACCGGGGCTGGGTTCATGACGAGCTGGCCTGGCTGCGCGAGCGCGGCGCCGTGACGGTGCTGGAGATCGGAACCGTCCAGGTCGCCACGCTGACCGAGAAGGGCCACCGCCACCTGCGCCGCGAGATCGCCATCGAGGGCGTGAAGCGGCCTTCGCGGCCCGAGGCCTGAGATGGCCCGCCGCACGCGGACCCGCGGCCGGGGGCGCCTCTCGAAGATCGACCTGATGCCCGAGGAGTGCGACGGCATCATCGCCTGGGCCGCCCAGGAGCTGGCCGACCGCAACCGGACCCAGACCGAGATCTACGCCGAGTTCGTCGAGAAATGCCAGGCGCTGGAGGCCGAGTATCGCGGCGAGATCGAAATCGACCTGCCGAGCTTCAAGGCGTTCAACCGCCATTCGATGAAGCTGGCCGCGATGACCCGCCGGATGGAGGAGACGCGGGAGATCGCGTCGACGCTGGCCGACCGCTTCGGCGCCAAGGAGTCGGACGACCTGACCATCATGGCCGGCGAGGCGATCAAGAGCCTGGTCTTCAACATGCTGGGCGAGGCGGACGGGCGCCTCGCGCCGCAGGAGGCCATGTTCCTCGCGGCCGCGTTCAAGTCGGCCGTGCAGGCGCAGCGCGTCTCCTCCGACCGCCGGTCCAAGCTGGAGAAGGAGTTCGAGGGCAAGGTCGGCGCCGCGGTCGAGGCCGTGGCGAAGACCAAGGGCCTGACGGCCGAAACCGCCGAAGCCATCAAGACCCAGATCCTCGGGGTGTCGAGCTGATGGCCGCCCAGTCCTTGATCGCCCATGAGGCCTATTGCCATGCGTGCGGCGCCCGCTGCTCGGCGCGCAACGCCCAGGCCTGGGCCGCGCGCCATGCGGATCACCATGGCCATGTCGTCGAGGTGAAGC